ATGCCTGGCCCTTGATAACTTTGAGTGAATTGGAACGCTCCGCCTGGATTTGTTATCGTGAAGTTTGTTGGGCTGGAAAAGTCTAAGGAATCGAACGAACTTGTTACCGTTCCTGTTACCATTACTCCTCCTGTGGAGCTGTTGGAACTGCTTGGTGTCACGTTCACTGTTGATGTACTTACTGGTGGGTTCAAAGCCTCTCCATTGTTGGAAACGTTTGTGCCCGTCACGGAATACTCCCATCCTGTCCTCATATCAATTGAATTTATCGTCTCCGTCACGGTGGATTGAGTTTCCGTTCTGGAGGTCATCGAGCCTTGTTGGAAATTTGGCACCACTGGCACTGCCATCACTGGACTAGCCAGCGAAAACAGTGCTGCTGTAGCGACAAGTTTCTTCATTATTATATATCACGCTAATTTACGGATATTTCTGACACAAATTGGCCAGTAGCTGAAGTGCCAGCGCCGCCAGCTGTTAGTGTCATAACTCCCGCTGAAGTAATTGTACCAGCAAGACTTCCTGCCACACCGCCACTTTGAGTAGTTACACTACCAAATGCAGGCATGTCAGCAACGATACCAGCAGATACGTCAACACCAGTTCCGATTGGAGCAACAGCGTCGCCCATAGTGAATGACTCTGTAAGGCTGAAGGCTGAGCCTGCTGTGGTAACTGAGTATGCACCTTGAGTTTGTGTTGCAGCTGCTGTAGATGCGTTGTCACCAGATGCTTTGGTGAGTCCACCCATAGTACCAGCGGTAATATTGTTACCACTTACACTATAAGAAGAACCAATTCTTGTAGCCTGAGTCGCTGCCCCGTCCACGCTGAGTTGTGTACTCGTAGTCAATCTGTGAATCAAGTCGGCTCTAGCTGACATGGGAGCCGCCATCAAAAGCATAATTATAGGTAAGAATCTTTTCATGTGATTTCCCACTATTTTTCTAGCCGTATTTATACTTACTTAGTTTTGAGAAAATGTTAGTGTAAATCTGTTTAAGTCTATGACTACCTTGGTTAATCTCTGTCCATTTGACTCACTATGGCCTGCTGATGATACCACTACTCCAGGCGCTACTTTAAAGTTTGTAAAAGAAGTCGCATATCCAGTGTTTATGAATCCATGGCCAGGTACATTTGGTGTATCTCTTTCTAATGTCATAGTTCCACCTTCATATCCACTTGCACTTATGACTACTGGTTGTGCTCCCACCTCAGCGTACCATGTTCCTCTCATATCTAATTCAATTTGATTCTCTGGAATACCGCCAGGTAATGTTTTGATTGCATCCACATCAATGTATATACCTTCATATCCTACAGTATCATCTGCATTATCTCCACCCCATTTCATATAGGTGATTGATCCACCAGCGTCTATAATCTGTGGTAATCTATTTGTACCTACCACCTGTCCTGCCAAGGCAGTGGGTCTTAAAAATTCTGCTCTAACATCAAAGTCTTTTCCGTCAGTCCAGTTCCAATAAAACTGTATATAATTACAGGCTTCTACTGCTGGATCAAAAACAGATCCTCTTGATTTTCCAATTCCAAATGCTAATGGCATGATATTAACTAGGGATTACAAATGTACCTTTCATACTGGCATGTGAAGGCACAGTGCATTGATATTCATAATTGCCTGGTGCATCATGTGGAATTGTAAATATCTGTACTCCGTTCTGTGCTCCGCTGACATATGTTCCTACACCTGTAGTTGTTCCTGTAAATTGAATACGGAATGGATGTGAACCACCAGTAGAGTTCTCAAACATGTATGTAAATCCTCTCATTAGATAGAGAGTTGGATTTCCTACACTGTTCCTTTGGCCAGGCCCTGCAAAACTGTATGAAGAAGAACCGTTCGCAGTAATATAATATCTTGTACAGAATCCTCTACCAGTTCCGTTTGCAGTAATCAGATCAGTAACAAAACTACCAGCAGTTACGATTCCAACAACATCTACAGTATCAAAAACACTGTTTGCAGGGACAGTAGCGTCAGAGATAGTAATTGTTTTTTCTGCTCCAGTACCAGTTGCAGCGACAGAACTTCCAACAAAGTTTAGTGTGGTTGCAGTTGTTGATAATGGAGTTCCCTCATCCTCAACAGTGATACCACCACCACTTCCACCTACTTGATAGTTTACGATGTTAGCAGTAGAGATACCAGTTATATTTGCTCCGTTACCAGCAAATGATGTTGCTGTAATAACTCCTGTGACTGTAGTGTTGGTCTGGATTGCAACTTGACCAGCCTTTAAATTTAGGTCGCCGTTACTCTCTATAGTTGGGTCGCCACTTGCTCCAACTATATTAAGATCCTTTACACCAAACGATTTTTCTGCCATTGCGCTAGTCTTTTTTAGTATTTATTAAGAGAACTTTATCTCAACTCCACCACTAATCTTGAGATTAGGTGAGTTTGTAATAGTGATCTCAGGTTTTTTTGGTTCGGAAGGTGAACCAGTGGGGGCATCCCATATTACAACAGGCCCTTGTCCATAACTCTGTAGTGAAGCAACGTCTTCCCAAGATTGTGTTGTTGCAGTGAATGATGTAATGTCCTGACCATAATAAAATCTGTCTGGATCTTGAGTACCACATTGGTTCTTCAACCAATCTTTTAGTTCTCTCCAAGTCCATTCTCTATTATATTGAAGTTTAGTAACTAACCAACCAGCACATGTAGGACAACCAGAACTAGTACCACTGAAGTTAATATCATATGGAGTAGGAACTAAACCACTATACGTTTCTGGGTGAACGTATGTTTGGTCTACAGCTTCACCATCACAAGTTAATGTCTGATCAGCAGCACCATAACAATCAATGCCTGTTCCCATATCACTATAGGAAACTTTAGTCTCCTTATAGTCTGTATTGTTGACATATCCACCAGCAAAGTAATTATCATTCAATGCACCAATATTAATTGCTGGGAACTCAGTTCCAGCAGTAGATAATCCAGCTGTAGTCTTGCCTAAAGACTGTGGCCATCCTCTTCTATTGATAGTATTGTAACATTGCAAACCAAATTCAAAATGAGTTGCAGATGCCAAGGCAACACTATCGCCTTGAGAACTTGTAGCCCAATAGTTATCATAGTCTAAGTCGCCAGGACTTTGTTGTGTTTGATTACTATTACCAGCAGCACAAACAAAAATTACTCCAGCATCAGACATTTCTTTACCAGCTGAGGTAACAGAACTATCTACCATCTCTCCCTTACATCTACTACCATCACCATATGAACCTAGTAGATCAAAGAAAGCTGGTTCACTACTACTATCATATGCTGTTCCTGTTACTGTTCCGTCTACTGCAGCTGGTCTATACCAATAATATGCTCCTGTACTGTGAATAACACTAGACCTATATCCCCAACTATTACTTGATAGTGTGGGGTTTTTATTTGAATTTTGTTTTCCAGATGTTGCAGAATGTCTATCGTAGTTTGGTTTGTATAGATGAAATAGTTTTTGTACGTCAAACTGACTACCATTTATCCCAGCATCGTAACTACCTATACCATTGATAACCCACCTATTGGCATTGTATGCTGATCCATAGTTCTTACCAAATACCTGACCAGCACACTGAGTTCCGTGGTTAGTTCCATTAGTTGGCTTTGCAGTCTGACTACCGTTACATCTGGCTCTGGTATAGAAAGTGCTAATACCACTTGTAGTACCAATGGTAGAGAATCCTACTGATCTCTGACTTGCATCAGACCACCATGATCTTGCAGCAGAATCTATAGGAACTGTTGTGCCATCCCAACGTTGTGTCAACAGAGATGGATTGTTATTGAAGAAGTCTGGATCAATATAATAAGGGCCATCGAGAACTAGATCTAGAACACCACATGTGCCTGGTGTTGTAGATATACCACTCCATGTCAATGCGTTTCCTGTTGACCATCCTACAGGATCATCAGGAGTAGTGCAAAACTCTGGGTGTGCAACCCAAAAACCATCATCTGATACGATTGCATCTACGCCAGTCCCATCCCCTAATTGAAATACATCTTGTTCAATTATTAAGTGATCGTTTCCAGTCACTCCGTTAGAAGTGCAGTCCCAAGGATTTTCTTTTTGTGTATGTCTTAGTATAGTATATCCAGTTCTATTCTTATCTGATGCACCAATACCAGCTTGAGATGTTGGAGGTCTAGATGGTGCAGTATTCCATGCTCTATAGTTGGATACTGACTTACCAAATCTAGCAATCTTTTGTACACTAGTAGTAATGTCTCTAGGATCTGGGTGATAGTTGCCTGGATATACGTCATAGTCAATACACACAAACTCTACCTTTTCATGTTTTCTTAAGTCCTCTGCTTCCGCATCAGTCAACATGTAAGTTGCTCTGGTATCACTATGTTCTTTTTTATCTGGACATACTATTGAAGGATCAGGAATATTATCTTCCAGTGATCCATCTTTTTCTAGTTCTTCATGTATGAATATCCAGTCATCTTTGCTATAACATTTGATAGAATAGGCTTTCTTATCATCAGCTCCAGTCGGAACGACGGCCAGATTCGTCCTATCAATAACATTGTTGTTATCTGTTCTAATCATATTCCTTGAATTAGAGTCTTAATGAATCTATATGTAGATAAACCAGAGATCCCTGCCTCTGGAGTAAATTTAATTTGTACATTACCACTACTTATTGTAGCTGCAATAGATACCTGTTGTTCTGGTGAGTACATGATACCATATTCTTGTGAGAACGCAGTAGTACCATCGTGCATTACGAGAACTTTCTGTGATTGTCTGTATGTTCCTAGACCAATCATGAATGTGTACTCAGCACCTGAGTAACTTGATGCTGCGAATGAATCTATTTGTGATTCAACTCCAGCAGCTGCAGTATATGTTCCGAATCCAGTGGTAGAGATACTTCCTCCACCTCCACCTGACGCAGTGATTGTGATAGTTGCGTCTTGACCAGAACCAGATGCAGTAACTCCAGATCCAACAAAGTTGATTGAAGTGATACTAGTTGCAGTACCAACGTTAGTTCCCTCTTCTTTAATGGTGATACCATTAATACCACCACCAGAACCACCAGCTGCTGGAACCCATGATGATCCATTCCATTTCAATACATCATCATTATTTGGTGCATTACTGGAAACGTTAGAAAGATTTCCTATGTTTTGACCAGCAATATTTGTGAGATATCCAGCACTTGCATGGTTGCCCCATGCGTATGCAGTCTCGTACTGTGTAATATCAAGAGCAGTTATCTGAGTTGCAGCACCTGTGAATGGAACCGCACCTGACATATCAATAGTTGCAACTCCACCACTGTAGGTTGCAGTCACGGCAGAACCAACAAAGTTAATTGTTTGTGCAGATCCTACTGATGATGATTCTTCTTGTACAACAATACCAGATAATCCACCGCCACCACCACCTGATGCAGTGACTGTTACAACTCCAGCGGATGCAGGGGAAACACTCAAACCAGTTCCGAAGTTTACAGTTCCAATAGTTCCTACGAGAGTTCCACCCTCTTTAATTATTATACCACTACCAGATGCAGTGATACCAGTTAGTCCAGATCCATCTCCTACAAAACTTGCACCAGTTATAATTCCTGTTGCGTTGACATTATCAACTAGGATGTCTGGTTTGTCAGTCAATCCAGCAGCAACAGTCGCCACTCCAGCAGTGTTTGCAAATGAGACAGTAATATTTGATAGGTTTGTTCCATCTCCATAGAATGTAGTTGCAGTAATAACACCAACTCTATAGTTCTCAGTTCCTGTTCCTACAGTCCTATCAGTATTTTTGTTAACAAGTTCCATCCAACCTTCATTGTTGATGGATAAAGTATTTCCTTGTCCTGTATGGTAATGACACCAGTAGTATAGTGTGTTAGGTGCAGCTGCTACTGGAGTCCACTCTATTCTACGAGTAGTAGCACTACTAAATCCACTAACATATCCAGCCATGGTGACTTGAACACCATCTAACTTATAGGTGACACCCATCATGTAATGAGATCCACCAGCCAACTCTCCGTCTAGAGTTGTACTGAACATCAATGGATGTTCTTGACTGTTATAGTTTACGTTACTTGCATCATCTTGGTTTAAGATGTAAGTACCACCTCTTGCAATGGGGAAATTGCCAGGTTTTTCTACACCATTAAAGTAGAATACACCTGTTGCTTGACCACCCACAGTGTCGGTGCTGACTGTAACATTGATTGTGGTTCCTATATTATGAGCAAAATATGCCTTGTTAAATTCATGAACATGAGCAAACTGACCATGATTGATTCCAGCAGCTGGTAGATCATTGTAATTAGTCCATAGGTGAGGTAGAATATTACCTGTTGCAGTTCCGTCCAGTCTGCCTTGTAACTTGAAGTTACCTAATACGTTAAGAGCATATCCTTCTGTATTGGTAGTACCTAAACCAACGTTGGTTGATGTGTTGATACCAGTAGAGTTTGATCTCCAAATACTATCTGTTGATGGTAAGTTAGTCAGTCCAGATCCATCACCAGAGAACTTAGATGCAGTTAAGACACCTACAGTGTAGTAGTTACCGTTGTGATCCTGATGAAGTAACTGTCTCCAACCACTGTAACCACCCATTGTGGTTCCAGTCGAAACATATGCAGTCTTAGTATTATTTGCATAAGCAAACATACCTCTCCAACTTGCTGCAGTAGGCATATCACCTGTTGCATCAAAGTCGAAACGCATTTTACTGCCTTGGCCAGGCATTGTTACAATACCAATCGCAGAATTGATATTGTCTATAGTAATAGAAGGAGTTCCTG